GAAAAAGCTGGTGACATGTCTAAAGCGCGTAGTGCGTTAAAACAAAAATTTGAAGACGCTGACGAAGATTTTTCTACGGCTCAACAAAACATGATGCTCGACGTAAAGAAGTATCGTGAGCAGTTGGCTATAGGTAACCGGGATAAAGCTTTTGAAGCAAAGACTGCTGCTAATGCAAACTTTGTAAAAATGGCAACGGAGTTGGCTAAGTTAGAGAACGTGCCACTTGAGCAAGCTTTAAGCTTTATGCAGAGCAGTAATAAACAATATCAAGATGTTTATAAACTCATTCTGGACTTCAGAAAACACAAAGAAGAAATAGCAGCAAAGGCAGCCGAAAGAGGAGATATGGCAAGGATGCGGCATGAAGAAAAGTTGGAAGGGCTCAGATTGCGAGGTCGGCAATTGGACATACAAGCGGCAGCGCACTTGTCTAAACAATATAAACCGGACTACGACAAACTTGCCTCTGCAAAAGCTTTGCAACAGACTATGTACAGCACAGCTATAAAAAATAATGATGAAGCAAAAGCAAATAGAGCTTATGAAGCAATAATGGACATTGAAGAGAAGCAATCTAAACTGTTAGCGCCGTTAATAGCAATGCAAGGTAGTGGAATTGCAACCGCACCCGGCGCGACTCCTCCAGCAAGGGGTGATAAGACCATAGACTTCAAAACCGGTAAAGAAATAAGGTAGTAAATGCCATACGCAATGCGTCTCCCTGACGGGACTAGGGTAGAAAACATTCCTGATGACGTCCCTTTTGAGGACGCAAAAAGACGCATTATTGAGATGCGGCCTGACCTTGCCCCCAAAGAGCGTTCTATTGGCGAGGCTACAAAAGACGTAGGGGCCAGCTTAGTCTCTGGCATCGGTTCGCTTACTCAATTGCCGGGTCAACTGTATGGGTTGGCTACAGGCAACATGGAACGCACAGGCACACTGGGTCTGGGCAAAGACATAGAAGAGTACGGGCAGTCCATGAAATCCGCAGGTTTGCGAGCCCAAGAAGCTGCAAGAAGCAGAGCCGTTGAGGAAGCGGAAAAGAAAGGTCAACTTAGCGCGATGGGTACGGCGATTTCGCAGACCATTGGCAACCCTGCCCTCTTAGTTTCGTTCCTTGCTGAACAACTCCCCAACATGCTTATACCCGGTGGTGCGGCAGTAACGGCTGGGCGCAGTGCGGCGGCTAAAGCGGCGGCTGCGGGGTTGGGTAAAGAAGCAGTGGAAGCTGCGGCAGTTAAGTCTGGTACTCGGGCTGCGGTGGGTGCTGGGGCTGTACAACAAGGCGCTGATGTTGGCGCTGGGTCTTACGACTCTATCTATGAGTACCTTGTTAAAGAACAGAACAAGTCACCTGAGCAAGCTGCGGCTGAGACGATCAACCTAGCGCGGGCTGCTGGTGCATCGGGTGCGCTCATATCCATATTGGCTCAACGACTGCCTGGAGCGCAGGCGTTTGAGAGAGCACTTGCAGGACAGAAAACTGGCGCTGGCGTCATCATGGGCGGCGTTACTGGTGCAATTAAAGAGACTCCCGGTGAGATCGTTGAAGAGACAGGCGGCAAGTTTAGTCAGAACCTTGCCATGCGCGATGTCAACGCTCAGCAGTCTCTTACACAAGGGCTGGGTGAAACCGCTGGTATGGCGGCTGTTGGCGCTGTGGGTATGGGTGGTGCTGCTGGTGCGTTGGCTGGGCGCGGTGCGCCCCCGGCTCCTCCCGCCGCGCCTATTGAACCCACAGGTAATGCTCCTACCGATAGTCCTATTGTTGCTACAAGCACGGCAAATATTGATGGCGTGGAAAGTGTAAAAGTAACAAAGAAAGACGGAAGCGTTGAAATTGATGGAGTGCAAGTTGTGCCTCCTCAAACTTCAGTACAAGGAGAACAAGATGCTGGACAACCTATCAGTACAACAGGTGGAGAAGGCGCTCCACTGGCTGGCGCAACCAGTACAGACACACCCGCCGCAGGAACTGGACAAGCTGGACCCACTGGAGTGGTTCCTACTGGAACGGATGCTGCAAGCCCTGTTGCAGGAGAAGCGGGAAAGCCCCCTACAATAACTGTTAACCAGCTTGCTAGAGAAGAACAAGCTCGGGCTGGTTGGGATGAAACGTGGCCTTTTGCCCCAATAGATTTGACTGCTGCTGATTTTAGAGAACTTATTAAAAATGATCCTAATATATCGCAGGATGTAAAAAACAAAATTTTTGAAGCCGGTAAAAAATTAGGTGTAGTCTCGCAATCAGAAAAAGGAACCCCAAGTGGCATTGAAACCCCTGAAACCCAGCAAGCAAAAACGCAAGGACAAGCAACAGCGCCCTACACCCCAATAGAGATTGTTGATGGGGAACTACGGCGTCCGTATGGCACTTACGAAAAGCCCACTCCCCCTGCTCCTCCTGAGCCTAAAAGACCTGTACGCCCCACTGCTTTTAAAACCACTGAGGCATTGGCAAAAGAAGATATTCAGGCCGCTGAAAAAGCTGCGGGTGAAGCGTACAACGCTGATCGTGATTTAATTAAATTTGAAAACGAAGACACTGACCGTTTGTTCAAGGAAGTATCCCAAGGAAAATTGCCAGACGACATGCCTTTGGAGTCTGCGCGGTTAAACAACATACTCAAAGAAAACAACATCATCCCAACTGATGTCTATGCAGACAAATCCCCTATTAATCGTATTAACCGAATACTTAAAGCCCGCCGGGTTCCTCTACCTTCTTGGACGGGTGGCGGGCTAACAAGCGATGCCAAAGAGATATATCTCTCTTACTACAAGCCAAACGATCCTACTAGCCGTAGACGCGCTATCTCAGCAACGTTCGCGTATGTAAAAGCACTTAAAACCATGCAGGTTGAATCCGCTAAAAAGAAAGCGGCAGAGGCGGCAAAATTAATACGGGAGCAAGGTTTCCCTGAAGAAGCTGCTGTAGAGATGGAAAAAGAGACTCTTAAGAAAGAGACTCCTAAACAACTTCTTGCTGCCCCAGAGGCGGGTATCTACGAGCGCAACCGCAACGAACAAAAGCGCAAAGACGGCGTGGCGTATCCTTTATGGACAGACCTCACAGAGAAACAACGTAAGGGATTCAAGGATTCTTTGGCGGCAACTGGAGTTTCGTTGGGCAAAACGACAGTCTTGCAACACAACGCAGCGTTTAAAACTGTTGCAGACAGCATGATGCAAGAAGGCCGGGCGCTACCCCCCGGCAAAACCAATGCGGATTTAGCTGCTGCGCGGCTCAAAGAAAGCGAGTCCAAGGCCAAGACACGCGCTCAAGAAGAGATTAAACGCGAGCAAGACAAGGCTGAACAAACGCAAGAGCGAGCACCTAAAAAAGTAAAAGACGAGGACATTCCAGACTACCTGGGTGAAAATCCGTTTGCTAAGCCCAGCACCATGACGGATGAACAAGAGGCTAAGTTTGATGCTGACTTTGCAAAGTACAGACGCGAAGAAGAAAACAAAAACAAAATTCCTGACAATGTTGTTGAGCAGATTAAAAAGAACAACCTCAAAGGAGTCTTGCAGTATCTTCGTTCTGGAAGCAAAAACCCTCTGTTCAAAGCTTTGGCACAGCGTTTGTTTGAGACAAACCTGAACACCAAGATTGAGTTGGTAGACAGCTTACCTAACGGTGACTTAGCAGTCTATGACCCAGCTTCAGACACTATCAAGGTAACTCCTGACGGCTTAAAGGATGTAGTCCTGTTGCATGAAACAACCCATGCCGCCACAGTTGATGTCTTGTTTAGATACTACTCCAGCAAAGGGCAGAAACTAACTCCCGCGCAAGCAAAGGCGCTGGGTGTAGAAACTAGAGAAGTTTCTGACAAACCGCTAACAGAACAACAAATTGAAGCTGTTCAGCAACTTGAAAACATCATGGAAGTCTCTAAGGAAGAACTTAGCGACGTCTATCCTGATGCGTACAAAGACATCTATGAGTTTGTTGCTTATGCTTTGACGGACCGTCGGCTCCAAAATGACCTTGCTAAACTGGACAAGCGAGTAAAAGCATCAACGCTCCCCAAGACAAAGTCTTTGTGGTCACAATTTGTTTTGAACGTAGCTAAACTGTTTGGGCTGGACACCGTTATCTTTGGTAAAAAGGGCACAGTCAAAGCAGAGAACCTCATACCTGAACTGTTTGCTGCGTTTGAGCACATCATCGCAGTGCCTAAAGGTGGAATCCCACTGGCCCCCCTGCCATCAATTGCAGCGCCAGCCCTCCCCGATAAAACCCGAACCGCTAGTTTTGAACAGCAAGTAGCCGAAGCACCAAAGCTAAACCGCCCTTATACAGCCGACGCAGTTAAAAAACTATTTAGCACTGTCGAGGGGGGTAGGACTCTCTTACGGCGTTTTGTCAACGACCGCCATTACGCCAAGATGGTTCAAGTCAGCGCAGAGATGATCAGGAAAGTTATTTACTCGGGCGAAAAGGTAAATGCTTTCTACGACCAAATTTCTTTGGCTATGGGCCGGGCTAAATATTACTACGACCTTGACATTGAACCTTCCATTACAGGCATTCATGAGCAAGTAAAAGCAATTGCCAAAGAACGTGGTGTAAATCCAGAATTTATTATGGATGAGCTTCATGTACTCAAGCGAGCCGTACACGAAGAAGAACGCCGCACATGGAAATTTAAATTCTATGCGCCTCTAACAGAAGCGGCAGCAAAAGAACGTGGTGAGATCATTCAAAAATACCGCGAAGGTAAAAAACTTACTGACGCAGAAATTAAAGTTGATCGTGATCGCCTAGAAGAATTTATTGACCCGTCAAAAGGATACCTGCTTGAGAACGGTTGGTCATGGAACAATGACCCCAAGGCTCCTGTACCTGCAACAGATAAAAGCAGCGTCGGGTACAAAAGCACAGATATAAACAGCGACCAGTACAATGTAATAACCAACTTAAAAGCCCAGTCACATGCTGAAGTTCGTGCGCTTGCAGAAGAAAGGAAGAAAGACCCCAAGTACAAAGAATTGTTTGAGATGGTTCAAGACCTGCAAAAGAAAACAATTGAACTCAACAAGCGTGCTAACTACTGGTCAGACCCTGTTGCAAACGTTGTAAAGCTATACGACTTTAAAAACTACGTACCCTTCAAAGGTAGACCGGATCAAATCAGCGATAGAGATGCCCAGTTTGACATTAAAACCGGAGCAGGTAGAGAACTCCAAGAGTATCAAAACACTATGGAGGGTCGGGTATCCGATGCCGATAACGTCATTGTGCAGACTATGCTTGATGCTGGGCTTGCCGCAGCAAGGGCAGGGAGAAGTGGTGAAAACGGTCAAGGTGTAACACTGGCTATTAAAAACGCCATTGACGCCGGAATCATTGACGGGAACACCAAAGAAAAAATTAAATTTGAAGAACGTTATTTAGGCCCAACCGATCTGGCTAGGATAAGAAAGCTAAACGTCATATTCCATTACGAACCAGATGGAACTATTACGCTTTTAAAGATTGATGACAAGCAATTAAACCAAGCCATCCGTCGTACCTACACAGAATCTCACCCTGTTATTGATTTCATAGGTCAAGGCACAAGTCTTATCGGGCAGTTCCATACCCGGTACAACATCCCCTTTGCGCCTGCCAACTTCTTGATCGACGGACTGACTAACGCCTTTAACATATCGGCCCAATACGGTGTAGGGGTAGGCGCTAAGTACATGAAAGAATTGATTGGCAGTAGTACCCTGCATGGTGGCTTACATAAGGCGGGTACTTTTTCTTCTTTGTACGCCGCTAAAAGATTTGATGCTATAGATAAATTAGCGGCAGAAGACCCTTTCTACCGAGACCTCTACGACTATGTAAAAGCTGGGGGTCGGGTGTCTTACGCTCAGAGCTTAACCACTCGTGGAATAGCGGAAGAGTTTGATGCTGTGGTTAAAGGGCAGAATGTTTTTGTCCAAACCAAAAAAGGTATTGACAAGGTAGTTGACGTTTGGACAGACTCTTTTGAACTTGCAAGCCGGGTAGCCGCGTTCCGTATTGCTAAAGCACAGTTCATGTCCGAAGATAAAGGCATGACGGATGCAGATGCGTCTGCCAAAGCTATAGCCTACGCCAAGGGGCTCTCAAACTTTGAACAGGTAGGGGAACTAGGCAAGGTGTTCAGCGCATTCTTTATGTTCTTCAGACCTGCCGCAACGGGCGCAGGAAGAGCAATAGAGTCTCTTGCTCCTGCGTTACTAACCGCGCAAAAAGCATTGGATCAACTTCCCAACTCTGGGTTGTATTCCTACGATGAAAAAAGATTTCGGGAGACAGGAAAAAAAGAATATAAAAATCTTGAAGCCGTGGAAGCCTTTAAGAAAGAGCACAACAAGAAACGTGTTCACGCTCGCGCTACTGTAGGCGCTCTGCTTGGTATGGGAATGGCTGTCTATGCCATGAGCGCGGCGTTTGGAGATGATGACGATCAAGGCCGCAACAAAACTTTGACTGATGACCCCGCACGTTGGACTCGCTACGCTCGGTTCCACTACAGCATGGGTGACAGGGATTTTGTGTTCCAGCTTCCTTGGGGTTTTGGTCTGGGTGCGATTGCAGCGGCTGGCGCTCAGATAGCGGCATACACGCATGGCGCTATCAGCAGGCCCGAAGGAGACCGTACTTTCTGGTCAATGATGGGTAACATTGCTGAGATTGGCACGGACTCCTTCTTGCCCATCCAGCCCTCGCGCATTGATAAATCTGAAGAGTTTACTAAAGCGTTTGTGGACTCCTTAGTGCCATCGTTACTCAGACCTATTTTTGAGTACGCCATGAATACGGATGCTTTGGGTCGAGACATTTACAACGAAAACAAGAGCGATATAAGCGAAGCATTGATGGGATCAGACTCAGTGCCTGAGATGTACAAAGCAACTTCTAAATGGATGTACGACAACCTGGGTATAGCAGTTCGACCCAACGTGATGTACTTCTTTGCCAACAACTACGCTGATGGATTGGCAAGGCTTGCTAATAACGGTGTCAATACTTTACAGTTGGCAATGGGGGAAAAGGAATTTAACCCCCGCACAGACACCGTACTGTTTGATCGGTTCTTTGGCTCTTACTCGGACGTAGATGCGCGTGAGTTTGCCAAGGTGTCCGACAAAATGCGGAAAATCCACGACACGGTCAAGACTCTAAAAGACTATCCAGAACGCTACGCTCAATACGTGGAGAACAATCCCACCCATGAGATTGTCAGCGAACTGTATAACAAAGAGATCAATGGTGACCTAAAGAAAATTCGTGAGCAGAAGAATGAATTCCGTCGCATGGACATATCGCCAAAAGAACGCGATCAAATCCTGCGTACCCTATCTATGGGTGAGAACATCATTAAACACAACCTCACGAACTTCCTCACAAACTCAGGTATTGACTTCTAACCAACGCGCCAAGTGCGGACACCAAGGTATCCCTCCTCGGTGACCGTGTATATCTTGACCTTAATCTGCACCCGCTTTGCGCCATTGTCTATGGCATAGCGCATGTAAGCTGGGCGCAGTGTTGGTATGAAGAAGCTATCCCCGACCTTCATGATCTGAAAGGGGAATATCCACTCCGGTTCCCCCATCGGTCTCTGATCCGATTGCTTCTTCGACATTCTTGAATACCTCTGTTAAATCCGTCTTGAACTCATAGGCATAGACAAGCGCAACCCCAGTGCCAGCCTTCCAACCAGACCCAAGGCGAACCTTCTTGTCAGCGGTCAGCAAGACACCGCGCTCCTTGAGGGCCATCTCAAACGCTCTAACCCCTATCTGCGATCGGGCGAGGAAGTCTTTCACCGGAGTCTTGGAAATTTGCAAAATGCCCCGCTCTGCGTCTGCTCTCATTACCAATGGGCCTCGGGGTTCCATGACAACCTTGCCTTCTTTTAGGGCAAGTAGGTTCTGAAGGTTACTGTTGATGAAGTCACCCAACACGCTTTCATAGTCAATACCTTTATTGCTTGTGTCGATAACCTTCTGGGTTTCTGCAAGCATGAACTTGTAGATGCGCTCAATGTCTATGTTGATGATGTCGTGCTCAACAGCTATCTCTCCTGCGGCAAACACGGCAGAGAACTCACTGTTCACGAACCGATAGCCTGAGTCTGTAGTCAACTCCAAACGACCACGCTCACGCCACTTGTCAACCCTGCTTTGGATTTCATCCTCACCCAATTCTGCAAGCACTTTGACAAAGCGAGGCATTGCATGCCCATAGTTTTTGACCAGCGTTTGGAACATCGCTATGCCTCGGGCATCGTCTAACTCGTAGCCCTTGACCATAGGCTTGCGAACTGTGAACTCAAGGTAGCGCACCTCCTCTGCTCCTGAATCCTTCTTGTATGCCGCCACCTTGTCCCTAGCAGACTGATTCATCGTGAGCAGGGATAGCAAAGCAGACATAAAAGATAGCGGACGCTCGGCATTAGTTGACGATTGGAGCCTGATCTTGCCCTTGCCAGCGCACAAAGAGTAGATCAGTTTGGACAGTGCCTCGCCTGATGCGTTGGAGAACTCATCCAGACCGAACATGTGGTTCTTGAGCGTGATCATGCGTTGGATCAATCCATTCTCTGTTGCATCCATGACGCTTAACTCTTCTGGGCTGCCATGAACACTCAGACCTGCATACAGCGCACCTGTCTTGCCAGCGCCCTTCTCCCCCAACAGCCCGACCACTGCACCATGCACGTTGGTAAATCTAAGCAAGGGGGAACCAAATCCCATGAGCAGACCAAAGGCATGGTACTCATAGCCTGGATCATTGAGCATATCCACCGCTGTGCGCCAAGCCTCATACGTGCCTGAGGGCTTGATCAGGTCTACAACAGGCTTTGCCAGCGTAGATGGTGGGCACTCAGCAGTTGAACCATCCATGCGGTACTCTGTCCTACCAACAAGATAGCCCTGCTTGTCTTGCGACCAGCCCTGCTGGAAACGCATGGACTGTGCGGCAGAGGTCTCCAATAGATAGTCTGCCCACTTCGTTACATACTTCATGAGTAAATCCGTTTTCTGTTTGTCAGTTGTGAACACGCCATTGCTGGACATCACCTTCTTGAACTCTTCCTGTGCTGATACAGACTTCATGGGAAGCAGGAAGTCACGCACCCCATCTCTGGGCAACACAAGCCGCATGTTGAGACACTCACCTTCGTAGGGACTGAACAATCTCTGTGTGGGATACAGGTCATGCTTGACCACCAGCACCGGGTCAAAGGACTCAACCGATCCATCCTTCTTTGTCTTAGAGTGCGGTTGGTAGTAGATACCACCATGAATCCCCATCAGGAATGGCCTCATGTACTCCGGTAGGTGGAGAGGTGTATTTTTCGGAACCTCCCGAACTGACTCCGCTTCCTCGGGGGCGGTTTCTGGCTCTTCAACTGGGGGTTTGGCAATGATGAATGTTTTGCCAAGGGCATAGGGGGATTTAAATTTGCCTCGGTGGGGGCAACCATCACATCCCTTAGGTCTGTGGCTTTGGAAAGTAGCGCAGGTATGCGTACCATCGATCGCTTTGCGTATGTCATCGGCTTTCTTCTCAGTTTCTTCTGGTGTGTAATCTGGGTGTTCTTCTGATAAAAGGTGTATAGCCTCGTCGCCATCAACGCAAGCAATTGCAATCGACAGCGCAGAGCGCCACATAGGTTCAGGGCATGTCTTGGCGTTTTCAATAGCCCACTTGATCTGGGCGCATCCTCTATCCTCAAGACTGTCTACGGCGATCTTGTCAAACCGGAACTCGTAGTTGTCCATGCCCAGCATCTTGCGGGTCTCATCATCCAAACCCTTAGCAACCCTCTTGAGGTTGAAGTCCAGAACATTGTCTGTCTTGGGTTCAACTTCTACTGCATCCAAAATGGATGTGAGCTGCTCGAACGGATATGTGACGATCTCGCTGAGTAACTCCGAAGGCAAGGGCGGGACGTTGGGACGTTTTGCTTTGCCCCAATTTAAGGTTGCAGGGCATCGGATTAACCTAGCCGAATCTGCTGGCACAGCGGGGTCAACCTCAAACCCAAGGTCAACAGTAAGTTGTTTGAACCTATCTGCATAGGGTTGCCATACAGATGTTGCGACCTCGGATTCAAAAATCCAATAGGCGTACAACCCCTTACCAGAATTCAATCGCATAGGCTCAGGCAACCCTGAGTCAACGATGAACTTGTCCAATGCCGCCATACCTTCAGCTTGATCTGCATAGGGCTTGTCTTCCCCGCAGTCAATGTCCAGAAATAACGACCTCGTGAACAGGCTTGCTTCCTGTTTGCGCGAGTAGCTTTCATACGTACTCGGTGTAAAGTACGTATTCATTCCGTCTTGAGTGTTGAAGTGATCAACTAACTCAAGTGCCTCATCTACACTCTCACAGAACCGGGTAGAAATCTTACCTTGTACCGTGATCCCTGCCACACAGTAGTACCCCTGCGTCGGCAAAATTGCTTCATAAAATTGTTTAGTCATTGGATTGCAGAGACAATTAGGGCGGGGGATCACCCCGCCCAGAGCGAAATTACTTACCGCTATTAACTGTGCTACGAATCCGGTCTAGGTATGATTTTGCTTCTGCGACTGACTCTGCTGGCAGTCTTTCCTTCCCCATATCATCCTCAACCTGATCCATGAATCGGTCAATAGTGGGACGATAGGACATACGGATCATGCCTCCTCTGAACCAGCTATGTATCGTCATGCGAGACACGCCAAAAATACCAGCAACATGGATGGCTGGAAGGTTAGCGTTGACGCAAACCCTAGCTAACTCAACCCCAAGCCTACTGTCATCTTCTCTGCTAATCAGCTTCTGCAATTCTTTACCGTATGTCCTTGTCATCATCAACCTTTTTTAGTCCACTTTTTAACGATGTTCACAACATCTTCCACAGGCTCCGCTGGAACCTTCTTCACGCTCTCACGCTTTGCGGGTTCGTCAACAGATGCTGGGGCTTCGGTTGCCTCGGGCATGTCAGGCGCATCCGCTTGGAACACTGTCAGCTTGATGGCAGACTCAGCGGCAGGGGACTTGCTCTGGCGCAAGATGATGGGTTTCACATCCTCTGGGACTGCTTGCGCAGGAGAGAACAGCACTCGGGGTACAGGTGCTTTGATGTCAAACTGCATCTTGGTCACTACACGACCAGCCGACACGTTGTTGTTGGCAAGCATCTGGATGTAGGGACGGAAAGGCCAACGACCATTCTCTTCCTTACCAAATGCGCTCATTGCAGGGAGCACCAACTGATACACATCGCCTGATGGATCGTTAGGCAACACCACCGCAGTGCGCCAAGACAGCTTGCACTTAGTACCACTACCGCCCTGACCACTACCCTTCACAGAGTTGGGGCAGTCATCGCATGATACGGCGGCGGGGTTAGGCACAGCCTCATCAGGGGTCTTAGAGTTACTAGACCAACATGTGGGCGAGGTCTTCTCACCTTCACGATATGCCCCATCGTAGCAAGTACGTGAAGCCTCATGCGACATCTTCACAAAGATGACGTTCATCCAGTTCTCTTCGTTGACGCTGACTTCTTTGCCGCCAACAATCTTACGAAACACACGACCCTTGATAGAGATGCGTTTGCTGCCTTTGGTTGCACCGCCAGCAACGGCAAGGGTATCCTCATCCAGACCTTGTTCGACCAAGGCAGGGTTGTTCTCAAAAAAGTTAGCAAGTTCGTTGCTCATGTTAGTTTTCTCCAAACTGTATTTACTGTTAAGCACGCTCGGTGGCTTTACGGACTGTAATCGCCATCTCACGCATTGCATTCACACCGGGCGGTAAGCCCTCGCCTTTGTGCTCGGTCATGAATTCTTTGAAGTTCTTTTGATGGATGCGGCGTTCAAACAGATCGACCGCGCCATGTTCAAGAACAAATTTTTTAAAGTTGTCCCAATCACTACAAAAGAAACGCTCTTTGATTGAGCGCATCACAGTGCCGTGTTGGGTTCGTATGCTATCCGCATTGATGTCGCTACATGCTTGTAGCATTGAGCGTTCTAGTCCTTCCATGTCTGTCTTTAATTCTTCGTCTTCAGATTCGTAAGTTGCTTTAAGCTTCTCACGCTCTGCGCGTATTGTCAAGTAGGTTTCCACCAATTCTTCCATGTTAGTCATCGTCTTCTCCTATTCCTATTTCCGTTTGATAGAGATCAACTAATTTGTTGTGCATGTCAACTTTGTTTTGTAGCATCTCAAAGACCCGACGCTCTACGTCAGAGCCTTGAAGGTGTACGACAGTCATCTTATTTTGTTGTCCTACGCGATCCATTCGGGCTATGCATTGAAGGTATGTTTCAACCGACATGACAGGAGACCAAAAGACCACTGTGTTTGCGGCAGTCAATGTGACGCCGTGTGAAGCCGCTTGAGGCTGAATGATCAGCACCCTCGGGTTAGTTGCTGTTTGAAACCTGATGAAGATTTCATTGCGTTCCCTTGCTGAAACGCTACCGGATATTATTTCTGATGAGTATCCCTCCTTGGTTAGAAAATCACTTACAACACTGATGGTGTGGCGATAAGGCACAAACACAATTACCTTATGTTCTGTCTCCTCCATCACTTCGCGCAGAGCCTGTTTGCGTGGTGACACATCAAACTCCAACACCTCACCGCTATCCGTATAAACTGCACCACCGGATAGCTGAAGTAACTTGTTCAAGGAAGCCGCCGCATTGACCGCGCTGACTTGTTCCCCTGCCGCCTGAACCATCATCTCTTTCTTCAGCAGTCTGTAGTAAGCCCTTGCTTGCGGTGTAAGTGGCACTTCTCTGATTTGGTACACAACATCGGGCAGGTCAAGGCACTGGGCCTTCTCAAAGCGTATGGCAGGTTGCAAAGCGTTGAACACGACTTCTTTGGCCTGAGGCTTTGGTATCCACTTAAAGCGTGTGATCTGTTGCATCACCTTGTCGCGCCACGCCGTTACGAATTTCGGCACACCGCTTGGGTTAACCAGCCGCCCTAGCCCATAGGCGTCAAGGGGAGACTGACTCGCAGGGGTTCCGGTCATCAACCATAGGTAGGAGTTGACATGAATGATTCTTGAGAGGGTCTTCCAACGTTGCGTAGTGGCGTTCTTGTATGCGTTTGCCTCATCCACAATGATCAGGTCAAAGCCACCTGCGGCAATTTCTTTCTGGATGACGCTAACACCGTCATAGTTGATGATGACAAACTCGTAGTTGCCAGCAATAATCTTCTTGCGTTTATCTGGAGTGCCATAGCACACGGCGCAGGTGCGGTGCATAGCAGTTTTGAATAGGTCAGCTTGCCATGCTGAGAACATGATGGACAGAGGGCAGATGACAAGGACTCTATGGATCAATCCTTTTTTCATTAGGTAGTCAGCCGCCCATATCGCCGCTGATGTTTTGCCTGTACCTGCCTCGTTGAAGCAGAAAGCACGTTTACGCAACGTCAAGAATTCTGCTGTTTCGACTTGGTGATCAAAGGGCTTGAACAAACCGGGCCAGTCATAATCCCGAGTGATGGGAGATGGCACTTTGATTTCTCGCGGCACGATGCCTGCAAGACGCTCCATCTCAGGGAGTTGCCAGTTAACCAGCACCTCAGACAACCCTGAGGCGTTGTTCAGTATCTCACTCTTCTCAATGCATGATGTGATGAACTGGGCATCCTCGTATGGAGCCTTGAATCGCACTGCACTGTCTAACACTATTTCCATTACTGTCCTTGAACTGATTGTTGGTGTCAAGCCTGTCGCGTTGGAGATCAGTATGCTTACTAATTGGAACGCCGCTTGACTGACACGGTTAATAGGTCAAACCTAAGAAAACCTTGTGGCCCACTCGTGCCTTACGACCACACCCCTAAGTATAGGGGCAGTTTTGCATTTGTCAAGTTATTTATTTCATTGAACTATCGGGGTTTCTACTGAAGGAACGATTTTTTCGTGGGGATTCTAAGCGAACCCCATCCTTGTTAGACCCGCCTTTAGACAATGCCTTGACATGGGCAACGTCCTTGCCTGTGCGGTCAACACCCTTTTTGTCTAGTTTGCGCCTAGCACGTTGACGCTCCATGCGGTTGGCTAACTCACCGCGTTCTTTCTGCTGCTCGTACTCTTTTTTATAGGGTCTGGGTTTATTAACATAAGCCACGATCCACCTCCATTTGGTGTTTGATAGAGTTGTACATCATCTTAGCCTCCGCAATCGCCGCAAGGGCTTCGCCTAGGGCTACATCATAGTCACGGTCTAACATGGCATCGTGCGCGTTTTTGAGCGCCTTCTCTGCCATCATGCAGGGCCGTGCGTAGTCAATCAAAACTCCTTCTTCCATCATTTATCCTTATAGTGATCACAGGTTGATACAGGACACCAACCGCACAGGGGCGTTGGGTTCTCTTGCCATACGCCTGTCTCCATGCAGAGGCTCAAGCGTTTCAGCGAGGGGTGGAAATCTTCCCACAACTCTTTTAAATTCTCGCGCTGGAATTCACAGGTAATAAAGTCATTGTGTGCAACGAACAACAATCCCGCCTTTATGTACTCCAAATCCGGAAAATGGGCAAACGCCATTAGCGCCATCAACTGCAACTGTTTGGGATCAGCGTAGCGATTGCTTCCGGTCTTATAGTCAACGATGAAACCATCGGACTCATCAACGACCAACAAGTCGGCAATGCCCCGCGCCCAGTAATCCTTTGCGCCAAAACTGCATGGGGTCAGATCGTACCTAACCGCCATGTGATGCTCTGGATACTTCTCCCCCTCCATCTCGCGGAAGACATCAAGCATTGGCTTGAATTTTTCGTAGTTACGTTCTAGGGGAGTGCCGTCCTTGACATAGTGTTCAAGGGCTTTGTGTACTACATTGCCGTACAGTGTCTGTTTGGTCGGGGCTTTGTTAAACCGTTTGAGTACCTTGACCTCATGGTACTGTCTAGGGCAATCTATGAAATTCTTGAGACCGGAGTAAGACCATTTAAGTTCCTGCATACTGAATCCGTACTGGTAGTTTTAGACGGTGAATCTTAGCAGTCGCCGTAGTTTTGTGCAAACCCAGCCTCGCATGCAACAGGCAGTCCAGGGGCCCAAGCTGGCGGCGTAGACATGATGCCAGTCACGAAGGCTATAGCCTTGTCCACCTCATCCTCGGGGGCAACAATCACCGCCGCATCGTGGACAGTTAAGACCACCTGATACTTCTTGTTGATCTCATTCATCTGCTCACCCACAATGATCCGCGCCAAGGCTTGCACCACGTTCTCTACGAATGTCCCACCCCATATGGACACATCTCCCTTGCGGGATGAATAGATGGTGCGTTGCCTTACTGTGTCAGCCTCTTCTTCTGATCCGGACTCAATGATCTCATCGATATGCCTTAAGTCTTTGTAGCGTATACCCAGACCGTTGGGTAGGATAACCCCTGACTCATCTACCTTCACGCACTTCTGCACCCCAAAGTAATAGGGAGCATCTCCAAAGTCTTGCGTGACCAACTTCTTCAGGACAGTATCGCCTTCTGTCCATAGATTTTTTATACTAGGGTAGGTATCCCGATAGACAGTAACAATGTCCTTGCATTCTTTCTCGGTCAGGGTGCGCCCCATTGACTTCAGTTGATGCATAAACTTACTGCCGCCCATGCCGTAGCCGCATCCAAGGATGGTTGTCTTACCTACGAACCTCTCGTCCTTGTCAATGCCCTCAACCGCTTTGGCATATATCTTGGACGCCATGATCTTGTAGACATCCTCTTTGTCTGCAAAGGCTTTTACCAAATCAGACTGCCCTGAGAGCCAAGCTAATACTCGGGCCTCAATCTGGGATGAATCGCAGTTAATTACTACATAGCCCTCTGGCGCAACGATGGCACGTTTGAGCGCCTTCTTCTTGGGGTCGCGGCTGGGTAAGTTCTGGAAGTTAACCTTATCATAGCCAGCCCATCTACCCGTGTGTGCGCCGTAGTATTTCAAAGGGATGGGGATAGTCCCTCGGTTGCGCTTACCTATGTCAATGAACCGCTGGATGCGGGACTCTTCGATCGTGGACTTAGTGCCCAGCCTTACCGCGCACAGGTGTTGGATGAATGAATCCTCGTGTTCAGTCAACGCTATAAACTGTGGGTCGCCTTTAGCCAACGCGAGTGTGGGCTTGCCTGTTGTCTTGCTGATCTTCATCTCAGGCTCAACGCCAAAGTCACGCAACACCTTGGCAAACTGGGGGTTACTCGCCAGCTTCTTGCGTACTGCCTCCTCATCCTCGCACTCCAACTTGTCCTTGAGGGATGAGAGCAACTCCTGTTTCTCTTTGTTCAAAGCTTGTAAACGCTCGTACAACACAGGCTCATCGATCATCAGCTTAGGATGTGTGAACATCCGGAGTGTCATATTTATTAGATCAAGTTCGGATTCAGGCATGGCCGGAACCAGCTTAAAGAACAAGTCGTAGGTTAACTGGACATCGTTCATGCAGTACTGGCCGTACTCTGCCAACTCTATCGGGGTAAAGTCTGCTTGGTATTTACCGATCGCCTTGAGTACCTCATCGCCCTTGACGCCCAACTGATAACGCTCGGCTAACGCTCGTAGAGACCCACCCACCTCAACGCCATGCATCGCCCTTGCCATGCACAAAGTATCAAGATAAAACTTGGGCGAGATGCCAAAGAACCATTTGAGGATGGCCCCATCAAACATCGTGTTGTGACAGAGCAGATTGCTGTTGCGCCAATCAAAGGATAGCAGAGTCTTACGCAAAGACTCACGACTACCTGAGTACCACTGCACAGGATCAGTATCGATCTTGATACCAACTCCAATGACTTCAAACTCGGGGGATCGTATGTACTCCTCCGTAGGTAATCTACTTAGACTGAACGACTTTGAATAGTAAGTTTCAAAGTCAAGGGTAATTAGGGACAAAGGGAACTCCAAAAAGAGGGGGCGTGTCGCCCCCTCGTTAATCACATGCGTTTAGTTGCAGGGCGAATGAACCCTGCTATCTGCATAGGCTTACCAGCAGGGCTAGGTTCATCGTAGAACATCCTTTTACGCAACGCCTCTACGTCGTCATCCCTAAAGAATTTATCGGGTGTTAAACCTCTTACGGTTTCTATCGCTAGTTCAACGAAATCCAATCGCTCAGATAACGCCGCCTCTCTTAGGATGTCTTGCTGTGCCCTAGTCAAAAGAGTGTGGTGTGGGTGGTTAAGTTTTCTCATGATCAATTCGCAGGGTTGTGATATTCGTTCTTCTCAATGGCTCTGTCAAGATACCATCGCGCTTTTCTGAGGTCTTCAAGACCTTGGTTCGTACCCTTGTGCCCTGCTCTGGTTATGTACTTGACCACATTACCCAAGTGATACCCCAGACCTTTGGCTTCGATAAAGTCAATAGTCTCTACGCCCCCTACCTTGTAGTGAGAGGGTTGGTTCACCGGATCATGCACTGTGGATGTCACGCCTTGCATACGCGCAGGTATCTTGTTCAAGCCGTAAGAAAGGTTAGACAGTTGCGCTGGGCCAAGACTGCTGTACTGTTCTTCAGGAATAAACACAGCTTTGTACTTACCTGTGACTTTTACAAACCCATCAGGTTGATGCGCTACCGTGCAGTTAGGTGGCTCAGACCCCCCTGAGGCAATGGTTGCCGCAGTTGAGTTCTTCTTATCAAAGTGGCGTATCCCATAGATAGTATGTATGTTTACCTTAAACATGTCCGCTATTGTTTTTAAAGACACATCAGGGTTAGCGTACATATATGCCCGTATCATGTTTGATTTACGGCGCGGTGTTCTTTTGCTCATTTCTCTCTCCAAAAATTAAAAAGGTTAGTTCAGTTTGTGGGTGTTGGTTGTTTTTCAAGTGTTCACGATGACTCCTTCCTAAGATTTTTTCTTCGCTTTTTGAAGAAATACTTTATTACCTGAAGACTCACATTGAATCGCTCGGCAATCTCCCGCATTGACTCGCCTTGCTCACGCAGTACAAGTGCTCGGCGTTCGTCAATCAGTGTGGGCTTGCGCCCGCTCCCCGGCCTTGCACCACCCTTCACATCTTTCTCCTTTGTTGTCCGCAGTCTGCACATTTGTTGTCCACAAAATCGTGGTATTTGGTTTCGCCAAGTTTTCCGCACAGGTGAGCGCCGAACAACTCAGCCAGCCCCATCAGATAACCCCCATCGGGCGCATGAAACAAGTGGGGGTGGCTTTCGGAGAAGTACTCCTCGTTTCTGGGGTGCGGGAGAACAAAAGGTCTGTTCATGTCTTCTCCTCAAGTTGTTGCATCAACGCTTTTTCTTGTTTTGTCCAAACAAAAGCATCGCCATATTTTTCATTCCAGTTTTCTGGCGGTGACAAATACCAATCCCACCACGATTGGCAGGGGCGAGGTGCTGGTTTTTCATCGGTCATGTGTTTTTCTCCTTTGATTTAGCAAACATTGCACGAGCGAACTCAACAATCACATAGTGGGTACCACAAGTCGCAAACTTGCCGTGGCTCATGTCGTAATCTAATTTCTTCCAAACCGCTTTAATCTCCTCATCCGTCAACTCTACCCATTCACTTTTTGGAAACAAAGCCCACACCTGCCCTAGCGGCGTGAACAAAGGACAGTCTCTGTCTGTACTGACCACGCCGTTGCTTGGGTCATACCATGCTGTTGGTT